CTTGGTAGGTACCAGCCGTTGTAGACAACAAAGGTGCGTCTGCTTTCAAAAGTTCACTACCACTGTAGGAGTAGCCCATGCTTGAGCCTGCACCATAGTAGTATCGTTCCATGTCGTTGATTGTTCTCATGTAATTTCTTGCCATTCTTCATCACTCCTTTCATTGTTGGTGGAAAACACTGCCAGCAAGTCTGTGGACATCTGACCAATCCATGTTTCCAAGTTCTGCCGTTGATGGGATTTCAACGGTGGAGGTTGATTTGCGAAGTTCCGTGCCGGTGGAGGACGAACCAATGTTGTCAATTCGTGTGCTCAGGTCGGACAGAGCCTTCTCAATGTTTGCGAGAGGGGTGCGTGCATCAAAGGAATGTGCGGCTCGTGCGTCAGCATCGGCTCGCATTTCCTTGGCGAGTCTGTCAGCGAAGACAGAGCCAAGGTTGCCCTTGAATTGCTCCTCAAGTGAAGCGGCCTTGTAGACCTCGTAAGCGGCCTCAAGGTCAGCGGCACTCACATCAGATGGAGCGAGGTATCCCTTAGCGACTGCGCCGCTACCGCCGGAGTTGATTTTGCCGATTGCGTTGGTGGAAGGAGAGCCGCCCTCTTGGGCACGGCCCTTGACTTGACCAGCGAAGTAGTCAGCACCGTCTCCGATTTGCTCAGGAGTGGAGCCGAGGTTGGCTTTGGAAACGCTGTCAAAGTGGTTGCGAGCACCACTGATGTCAACGCCTTGAGATTTCAAGGTGTTTTCCATCCAGTTGAGGTAGTCAGTAGTGATAACATCGCTGTATTCACCTTTGGCCATGTCGCCACCGCCGTACATTCCTTCTTTCTTGTCTTCGTCAGCCATTTCTTTCGCCTCGTCTTTTTCTTCGTCTTTTGGCTTGTCGCCTTTTGGCTTGTCGCCTTTCTTGTCAGCCATGTGCTCTTTCAAGCCTTCGGGCATTTCACCCTTTTCCATAGCATCAAGTCGTCCGTTCAATCTGTCCAAAACACTGGACAAATCGCCCAATACATTTTCATCACTCATAGTTGTGTCCTCCTTCAATATACGGAATGTCGCCTCCGGGTTTATACCTTTTTCACAAATGGTAACTTCGTGCAGTTCCAGTTTGGAGATTTCGGTGTAATCACCGTGTTGCTGGTCACTCTTACGCATGCGCTTGAATGCCTGCCCTCCAATACTGAACCCACGAAGAGCCCCTTTGCGAATTTCATTAGCCACTTCACGGGCCTTTTCAATGTCGTCTCTCAACTGAATAACGACAAACATACCAGCGTCATCAACGCCGGATTTCCAAACACGACCGTCAGAATCAGTGTAGGCAGGTATAACTTCTCCAACTTGAATGTTAGAGTGTGCGAGTTGTACATTTCGGTAGCCATCGGCTTTCATGAAACCGTTGAAAGCATTCTTGAGAGCCCCTCTCGTAATGAGGTCGCCCTGCTTGTCAACCATCTCTACCGAAGCATATCCGGCAATAACGAGGTCATTGTCCGCCTTGACGATGCTAATGTTCCCACTGTGCTGGACAGGGGAAGTTCGCAGAGTCAGTGCAGAAGCCATTGAACCAAGAGACAACGCTCTTTGTATATAATTAAGTACGGAAGACAGCCTTGTCAGATGAGACCTCAAGAACACCCTCTTCCATAGGCACAGTCATGCGTTTTTCAGACTCTTCGTCGTCTTCTTTTGGCTCAATGGTGAAATCTTCTCCGGGCCGCTTGCGATTGTCGTAGTCAGGCATAGTTTTCTCATCGTTGAGATTGGTTGGACCCGATGGAGATTCAATCGGAGTAGCGTAATCTATCCCTAAGCCCATTGTACCAGTGCTTGATTGGCCAACGGCTCCTGCTCCACTCTTCAAAAATTTGTCAATGAGCATCAAGCCTTTGACCAAGACCTTCTTTTTCTGTTTCTCTTCCCACCAGTTCGTATCTTCTTCCTTGTGAGGTTCAATGAGCGGTTCGGCCTCACCTTCGGATTCGTGAATCTCTTCTTTCTCTGCTATCTCAAGTCCAGCCTTCAACAGCGCACCTGCTACTGGACTCCAATACGGTCGCTGACTTTCAGCAAGACGAATCAGATAGTCGTTATTGGCCAGTGGGGAATGCACCGTCCACATATTACCTCGCTGTGTACACTTGTAGAGAACATCGCCTTGAGGCATGGTAATACGAACACCCGACTTGGCTCTGCTGATTTCGCACAACCACTGGTCGCTTTCGGACTTAGCCAGCATACCAAGTGTTTCCCTACTAACCAACCCCTCGCCTTCGGCTTCTCCGATGATTTTGGAACCTGTTAGCGTGTACACATCATCACCACCGGTCGTTTCCACCTTGCCGACATTGGCAACATTAACTCTAACATGGTCACCTTCGTTGAATTTCTCAGGACTGTTGAACGCCACACCGACATCCATGTACATCTCACCTTCGGATTCTACAGCCCTGTCACCAATCTCTTCGTCTTTTGTAATCGGTCCAGTGCCAAGTCGGTAGGTGTAGGGGTCAGAACCTCGGCGCTCCAACACTCGCAAGACAACATCGCTACCGGGTTTGAGCATGACCCACTTCGGATGGCGCAATTCGCCAACCATGTAAACTGATTTGGCATCCCTGAGCAAAAGCGACTCGTGTGTCTCCATCAAACTCTTTACCGTGACTTTGAGTCCTTCATCATCGGTTAGTCTTGTATCGCTGGCACTGGGAACATGAATGTTCTCAACACCCTCCAACCCACCTCGTACAATCTTGATACGGTCGTTGAGCGGTACATCGTGAACTGCTTTCTCAGCAAACTCAATCACATCAAAGATGTAGTAGCCTTCTTCGGTCTTGATGACATCGGCATGGAAGTCCTCGTCTGTGACTTTCTTGAAGTTCTCTTTGTCTTCATCGCTGAGACTGAACGACTTGGACGACACTTCGTCATCCTCTTTCTTGACAAAGCCTCGCTCACCTTCGGGCATGTGAGAAACAATCCAGTCGCCTGTGAATCCTCGCAGGTCTTCAAGGTCGTCCAGTTCAAAAATACGGTGCATGGGTTGGAGTATAGGTACTTTCTTGCCCAAGTCTTTGCGGATGATGTCAGGGTTGGTCAAGTCGGCCAATCCAATTTCAGCCTTGGTAGTGGAATGCTTGTCACCGTGACGAGTGAGGCCTCGTTCGTCCGGCTTGAACTGCGCGCCCATACGGTCCAGTCTGTTGAGCCCGTCACGATGAACTTGGTGGTCAGGGTGTCTCAGCATCTCCATCCATTCGGAAGGTGCAACTCTGTCCCAAAACTTACCGAGCGGTTGAATCAAACGCTGTGCGTGCCCTTCGGGTACAGGCGTGATACTGACATTCCCGTTTCTTGAGATGCGGTACTTGAAGTTGGGGCGAAACTCATCGCCGAACTCGTGACGCAGACCTGTGGAATTGTACACGCTGTGAACAGAGTGAGCGTTGGGTCCGAACTGGTCAACGGGTACATCGGTCATTTCGTCAGAAGTCTCGGTGACGCTTTCAGGCATAGGTACACTGGGGTCGTTGGTCAGAATGCTGTCCAACTTCTGCATGACATTCCAATAGTCGTTTTGGTACCTCAATGTCTTCTTTCCGCCGAACTTCACATTTTTCGGAGTAGAGGGTTTGGTCTCGTGAACAATTTCACCCTGCTTACTTTCCTTGCGCTGACGACGAGGGTCACTGTTGAACGCCAAGTGGTGATGAAGGCCAAGTTGTGAGTTGCGTTCTTCGGCTCTGTGGCCGACGGTGTTGTAAATTCCGTTGACCAATCTCAAGAAGTCCATATTTCTACTTCTTGGGTCTTTCTTCAACGATTCATGCTCTTTCTCAATATCAAGGTCGGGGTGTAATTGTTGAAGGAACTGGCGCATGGTCATGATAGGCGCTGAATACGAGGGGTCTTGCTGATAATTTGGAAGGAAGGTGTTTTGGATGTAATCAAGGAAGGTGGCGTTGTGGTATTCGTTGTTGGGGTCAAGTCCCAACTGTTGCATCAGTGCCTCGTTGTCGCCCAAGGTCTCGGCACTCATCATCGTCTCGTGACCTTGAAACGCCTGCTTGACCTGCGAGCCAATGTCAAGTTGCCCACTCAATCCCTCTTTGGTGACTCGGTTATGACCTCGTGTGCGAATACCGTGCTGGTCGTGCGGTACAGTGTTGAGATAGTCGTTGGCCATCATGGCGAACATTCGCATGTTCGCTTCCACTGTTTCGTGGTCCAAGTTGGGATTGAAAATGTGGTTGAAGAGTTCAGGGTCGGACTGGAGTAGATTTTTGAGATGCACTCCTGCACTGGTCATGGCGTTGGTATCGGCCACCAACTTGTCTTGCAGAATGCCGTCGTGACCATCAACAGAAAACCTTTGACCGCGCTTTTCACTCGCCGCTTCCAACCGAGCCTCCAAGTCGTCCAATCGTTGGTTGTTTTCAACCATGCGTCTACGGATGTCTTCCATTCCGGCTTCGTCTTTGATTTCCCGATGAACCTCCATTGATTCTTGTAAAAGTGACATCTCTGCAATCGCGTTTTCATACTCTTCCGTCGCAGGTGACGGTGGCTGTCTTGATAAAATCGGGTCAACCAACCCTTGCGGACCCATGATTGTACGGTAACCAAAGTCCTGCATGGTAGGTATGTGGTGTCTTTGTCTATGTTCTTCTTTCAAACGCTCCAAAGTGCGCTCGTATTCCTTATCCAACATGTCGTGCTGTTCATCAGTGACGGCCTTACCTTTGTCCGAAGAATACCGTTGCTCAAGTGCTTCTATTTCTGCGTCCAAATCACCCATTGCTAACTCATCAGGATGTCGGCGGAGTGACATAAAGTCCTCTTCGTGGTTTCGCAAAGTTGGCTGAATCCGACGGTCCTTGATGTGCAGAACATCCTGATGCGGATTCATCGGAGCATTGGCGGCACCGAGCATGGTACCGAGAAGTGCGTAACTGTGCGCTCCGTGCGACATCATTCTTTCGTCACTGAGCGAGCCGCCTACGGCAAAGAATGGCTGGGCTACGCTCAACACACCTCTGCCGAGCAACTTTTGGTGACTGGTATCAGCCGCTTCAGCATCACCTGTACGACGGCCTTGATGGTAGTCCGAAAGTACTCGGTTATTGTACGCAGAATCCACCGTCGCACCGTGCCGTGCGAACTGAGTGTTGTAGCCGCCCGTACCTGCGATACTGGACGACATGGAAATGTTGTGAGGATTGAGATTGGTGGCCGAATCTTCCATGTGGCCTCGCACATTTGTACGAATGAGTTTTTTCCCTTGCCGCATCTCAAACATTTGATTCTCTTTCTGACCAAACGGTGCAATAAACGACATCATCCCGTAATCTGTAACTTCCCCCAGTGGACTGTACTCATGCCGACCCTCAATGCCTGCCTTGGTTCGTGAGAACAAAAGGCTGTGTTCTCTGACGCCCTCGGTTTCAGGCTCGTACTCTACCTGTGCTTGTTCTTCTTCGGGCAGATAACCTTCGGCAAATCCACTTAAAAAATTGTTTTCGTTTGACTGTTGTGCTATTTCTTTGTACGACAGCGTGTGATGGTGAATTTTGTCAAACAATTCGTTCGGGTGTTTATGAAGGCCGCCCTTGCCCTTGAACGGCAGTTGCCAATAAGTAGAGAGCGTTTCATGACCCTGCTCAGGGTTCATGTAATCGTACGCTTCATTGTCCATGGCAAAACCGTAGTGCATCGGAGCATGGTTTCTCGCCATTCTACCAACGCTGACTACATGCTTCGCATCAATGGTCCTTTTTTCAAAAATCTTGTCAATCTCTTCTTGTGTGAACTCCCCACCGTCCCACAACTCGCCGTAGGTGGGATGCTCACCGGCAGGGTACAGTTGGTGATTTTCATCTACGCCGAGAAGCATTCGCATGGTTTGGTAGCCGGGGTAGTATTCCTCCTTTCTACCCGATTTGTCCGTGCCTTGAAGTTTCTTGTAGCCCACAACTTGCAGACTTTCTCTTCCGAACTCGTCTTTGACTTTCTGCATAACAGGTACTTCTGCGTTGCTCATGGGCTCGTAAGGGCCGAGCCCTTCAACGATGTATCGGTCCGCCTCCATCTTGTTGTGATGAGCGACGGCACGGTCGTACGCATTCGGTTTACCCGGCGTTTGTGTTTCTCTCATCGCTTCATAGTTTTGAGACGGGTTGACTTCACTGGCCGAACTCGGCAGTGCTTTGGGACGAATCATCAGACCTTCACCGGGCCGTCCGGGGTCTCTTATCCAATGGTTGTAGAGTCCCGAAAATCGCTGATGAAAGTTTCTGATGAACCGTGGCATCCAGTTGGGGTTACCGTTGTGTGTGTTGGTGCGGAAGGGTTCATCGGGATTTGCCCCGTTCTTTTTCATATGGTCGTAAGCGGCGTTGCGTTGTTCGGGCGTGAGCCATTCCATACCGAAGAAGTAATCCATGAAACCAAGGTTATCCTTCCACTCCGCCTTTTTCTCGTTGATGTGACGCTTCCTCAACTCGTGCGCTACTTGGTCTTCATCCATACCTTGTTCTTCTAACGAAGCAGTCAATCTGTCTATGGACTGCTGATTGCGCTTCGTCCACTCACGATAATCATGTTCGTAAAATGCGTGATTAGTACCGTGTTCAGTATCAAGTTGGCCGTAATGAAACTTGTTGTGCAAAAAGCCGTGGTCTTCGTTATCCCTCACCCACTGCTCCCATCTACCTTCCCTATGATGGGCTTTCTGACTTTCTGACTCTGCATACGGGTCGTCAGGATGTGCATAATAATCACCGACTATGTTGTGATACTCCCCGTGAAGTGGGTTCATGTCGGAGCCAAGGTAGTTGTGCGTGCGGTACGGGTCGTTTTTGTCACCGTCTACCATCTGCCACGGTCGTCCAGCGAGTCCTTGTCCGGGGTCGGGCGGAACAATACGACTCTTGTCGTAACTGGGATTGTCGGCGAGGTTCATTCCTGCACCGTGCCCCATGTAATACGACATCTGACTTTGTTGCATACCACCGGAGGACTCCATACCCTCACCCTCAGTGTTAAGGTCGTATGAAGACGAAGGACCAGTCACCTGTTGCTCGTCCGCCTTTTTGATGACGGAGTTGAACATTTTCAACAGGGCTTCGTCTTCGTTACTGAGGATGTAGCCTCTGCGTTCTGCACTGATAGCAGAGAAGTAGAAGTCAGCACCAGCGTCAAACTTACCAATGCCGTCAATCAACGACTTGTAGAAGACTTGACGGTTCCTATCAAGGGTGTCCAGTGGGCCTTCTCGCATTCGCATCACCAGCCGTTCAAAGAATACGGCTGGAGATTCGGTCAACGGACTTCTTTAAATCACTCATTTTTGGCCCGTCGCCGCCTGTGAAGTTTTCAAGAGCGCCTGTCGTACTGAAAGCCGTCGGGTAGTAAGGGGAGGTCCGCGTCAATACATCGCTGTTTTCGGAAATGGCACCTTTGTTAGCGACATCCTCAACCTTAGGGACGGTGTTGTTGGTGTTGTAGAAAGCATTGGGAATACCAGCAGGTTGAATTTCAAAGCGAGCATGGCCCACATCAGAGCCTTCTTCTTGACCGGAGTAGTCAGGCATGCTACCTTCTTTCTTAGCAATGCGGGCTTCAAGAGCCTTGGCGGCTTTGAGAAGTTCGTATGCTTTGTCGTTCGCTTGTACAAATCTCGGTTTCATCGTATTCACTCCATACCCATTTGGTTGCCTAAAGAACCTGCATCCTTGGATTGTTCAGCCAAGGCGTGAATCTCTGACCACTCCATGTTGTGGAAGTCAGCGTTGGTCTGTGGCATATTCAAATCACTACCGTCCTGTGCTTTGAGAACCATAGCGTCAGAAATTTCACCTCTAAAGCCATCAACAAGAACATCTTCCGGTCGCTGAGTACGGGCCTGCACAAAACCTGCTTTCCTCAACATCAACGAAGGGTCACTCATTATTTTTTTGAGTTGGCGATTTTCGGCTTTCAAATCACGAAGGCCTGCATCCATAGATTCCATTTTTGTAATCAACGCACTCATCAGGCGCTCTGCAACATTTTCTCTCTCTTCTGCCACAGTCTCACCTCACAGAGTTCGGTTGTTCAATCTGCGGTTAAGAGTTCCGAATCGGTTGGTTCGGATAGTACCGGGGAGAATGTTGGAAGTAGTAGTGTGCACAGACTGTACTTCGTTTATCTTTTGTACAGGGACACCACCTGCGTAGATGTCGTTGATACCAGCACTTGATGTCATCTCACTCTTCATGACTGTGGTTTCAATGTCCTTGTTGATGTAATCGGCGTACTTCATTATTTCGTGAATGTGCGTTCTCGCAGTGATGCCGTCTTGCTTTGATAGAGCGTCATAGAACGCATCTACATGAGAGCGCATTTTTCGTGCCATAGGGTCAAGTTTCACCAAGTCCATACCCATGTCCAATACACCACTTGACTTTAAGTTTCCTAAGCCCCTCTCGGGTTCCTTGCATTAAGAATACCTTGACTGGCTTGCTCTACGCCGCCGGGTGTGGAGCCCCTCTGCTGAACACTGGACATAGGACTACCGGACCCCATGCTGGTTCTGTTCTGCGGACTCGCAGGCCCTCGGTTTCTCAACCCCATACCTTCGCCGCCGGGGTTAGGCATACCGGCCTGCGCCTGTTGGGCCATACGAGCGGCCAACTGTGGAGGAATGTTGCGACTTGGTAGTGCTCCGGGCGTTCCCATACCGCCACCCATTCGCATACCGCCCATAGGTACGCCACCGGGAGGCATACCGCCGGGAGGCATACCGCCGGGTGGTGCACCCTGTTGTGGTTGCTCAGCAGGGTCAGGTTGCTTGTAGATGAAACGAATGTCCCGATTAGCGTCTTCTTTGAGTTCAGGCTTATAGCCCAGCATCATCATGCGCTGAGCGATGTTGACTTCCATCTCATCTCTGCGTAGACGAGTGACTTCATCCTCTTCTTCATTTGGATAAAGCGTGAGTTTCCAATCAGTAACATCCATTTGGGAAACCATTCTTGGGAATAAATGGTCAATGTATACTTTGTGACCAAACTCTACAGCACGGTTGGTTACAAGAATCTGCATACCTTCGTTGTTCAATCCGCCGGATTTACCAGTGTCCATCATGAACACATTGGAAACGCCGTAGAACGCCGCAATGCGCTGTCGCATTTCGTCACGGGCGGGTATGTACTGCATTTCTTCAAGGCTGTCCATGAGTTTAACCCAGTTGACACCACCTTTGCCGCTACCTTCTGTTGCAATTTTAGGAATGTAATGCGGGTCTCTCTCCAACTTTTCATCAGTGGCTTTCCAAAATGCTTTCATTGATTCAAGATTGTCGGTGTTGATACTGAGTATACCTCGCGGAATCCTACGCTTTGAATAGGCAGTGTACATGTAGTTGTCCATAGCCGTCAAAGTCATGGCCTGTCGCCACAGCGTGGACACAGGCGACCTTCCGTACAACTTGGAAGGCTGATACTTACTTACATGGATGACTTCACCCTTGAGATAATACTGAGTTTTGCCGCTACCAGCAGTGTTGACATGGTGTACATCTTCCATTTCAGTACCGCAAGTAGGACAGGATTTGTTGTCATCTGAATACGACTTTACTTCGTTTCGGTGAATTGGACAAACACGGAAACGCCCTCCTCTTACACCACGCTTGTCGGCAATAATACGCATGAAAATGGGGTCGCCACGCACGATTTCTTTAATGCGATAGAACGCCATTTCATTGGTTTCAGGGTCAATGAAATACTCTTTGATGAGGATTAAAAAGGCATCATCAGTGATGTTAAGGTCGTACTCAATTTCTCTCATGACATCCATAAAAGTCTGTTCCATAGAGTTGCGCTGTTCAAGAAGCCACCTTGGATACATCAACTGATTAGGGTCAGGCTCAATCAAATCCATGCTTCCGCATTCTTTGCATTCTTCTACATCGTGCTGATATTCCTTGTCACAAGCAGTACACTTCTTGTGAAACTTTTTGTCCCAATAGTAGCCTCGGCGAAAAATTTCTTGTTGAAGTGTGCTGAGAACCGTTCTCAAAATGAGGTTCTCAGTAGCAACTGCGTACAGAGCAGGAATGGTGATACCTTGTGCAAGAACAGGTTCTTGGATGCCCGTTGTCCACAAAGGCATCTGCGGCTCAGGAGTGCTTCTCCTACGGAACGGATTACCGATAGATTCCAACAGTCTGCCAACTCTTCCTTTCTCTGCCATTACAATCCCTCCGCCCAACTCATGACAGTTTCACGGTCTACTCCCCATTCTCGCAAAGAGTCCTTGCCTTTAACGGTTCCATCTCTGTTAGAGAACTGTACAAACCGCTTCAACTGTGTTTTTCGCACGGGGTCTTTCTCTCCGATGTACGCCAATACTGCCTTTGCCTGCATGTCTTTCATTCTAAGATGAGGAGTTAAGTTGTCAAGGAGTTTGTTTAAATCATCCTTGGCATAAAAACTAACACGGTGCTGACTCCGTTGGTTGTCCGAGTACACTTTTTGGTCAAGTTGTAAAACGCCTGCACCAATATGCTTGTGCAACTCTTCACAGTGCATACGACCTCGGTCACCTGTGGCAATGAAGCCTGCTCTTGGCTCACCTCGTTCGGTGATGGTAATGTAACCGTCAGCGTCAAGGAAGCCAGCGGCATAAGCCCAAGCGTCTTTGAGAATTAAACCTGAACGGTCAACGCACATGTATTCTCCTTTGCGATGCGATTTGATGATGTTGATTTCTTCACCGTACATGTTCAACAACTTTGACAAGCGTGTGGAGTTAAGCCGTGGTACCCCTTTTTCTATAAGGTTCTGCGCTATCGTCCTTCCTTTCATCGCTCCTTTTTCTTTGAGTTCTTCTTTGGCAAGGTTCATCCACTTCTGTTGTTCTTTGGACAGATTATCAAACTGGTGAAGAGCGTTTCTCCAAACCTTTCTTGCGTCCTGCTTTTGTTTCATAGCACCAACCCAAGCGTTCTTTTCTTCTTCGCCCCACACATCATCAAACTCATCCAACTTAGCCAACGAGCCCTCGGCACTGTCCCAAATATGACAGGCTCTGAGTAGACTGGATTTTCTCGTGTTACCAAACAAACGCAAGGCTCGTAGGTCTTTGTTGCCCAATCCCATTTTTCGCATGGTGTCTTGATGACCGTCGGCCCAGTTCAACTTGGCCAGTGTCGCCTCTACTTCCAAACTTTTCAACGCTCGGACGCTGGCAATAATACTGTCAATTTCACCCTTGTCTTCTTTGAAAACACGACGCGCTTTTCGCAAATTGCGAATTACGGCATTAGCACTCTTGCCCAATTTATCTTCAAACCAACCTTCTCCGGTTGGACTGAAAGGAGCATACTGCGGAACTGGTAAACTCTCTTCGCTAACCAACAAAGACTGCGATGCAATGGACTTGGCGATGGTTTCGTCTACCATTGGATGGCCAAGAAGATTACTGGCGATGGTGTTGAGAATCTCATGTCCCATGTCCACCGAATGAACGGCGTTTCCTACACTCAAACTGGGCCACATAGTATCGTCCAACTTTTGGTATCACATAAATCATGCTGTGTACCAAGTTGCTCCTGCGACATTTCGTTGAGGTACATCGCCAAACCAACTATCTACACCTTCAAGGTAGTCGTCCAGTAGAACAATCGTACCTCTGAACTCCTTTGTTGCCCAGTTTGCTAACGCTACGCTGACAGCCAAGTCGTCGTGACTGCCGACTGATTCCAATCTACCGTTCTTCTGCATGCCGAACCGACTAAGTTCGGTCTCAAGTGTCCTTGTGAACTCTTTGCTTCTCTCGTCGCCCCAAGGTGTCTTGATGTGCCCTTGCTCAAAAGCAAGAAGTAGACTCATGAACATGGACTCTTTCTTGGCCCTTGTCGTCATAAAAATTTTGATAGGCATGTCTGCCGCCATCTCTCGCATCTCGGCTTCAAGCATACGCTGGAAGTTGTTGCCTTCCAATTCAATGAGGTCGGGTTGGAACTTGCTGTTGAGTGCAACCATCATACGCTTCTGTGCCATAGACGACAATCCCTTTTCGTGAACACTGTGAATCAACTGCTTCACATCTTCACCGGGCAACATACGCATGACCGTCATGGCCGTGTAGTCAGCGTTTTTGTCCGAGGAGATAGCAGGGTCGTAGCCAATGAAGTGCTGTCCGAAAATACCCGTAGACTCTCCTTTGTCGTCATACTCGTACTCGGCTTTGTCCATGAGTCGGATACTGGGGTCACGAGCCTTTTCAAGCAGACTCATGGGGAACATACTGGACATGTCGTGAATAGGTTCACAGAGGTATTCACGAGCGAACTTGATAGCAGGCATGGATTCTTCACGCTGTTTAAGAGCCGCAAGGTCCCATCGCTGAGGCCAAAGTGCTTCTCCTTTGGTGTTGATAGCAGGGTAAGTCTCTACAGTGAAGGTGTCTTTGTCCTCCAGTTCGGCGTACAAATCGTTGTACGAAAACGGCGTACCGACCATCATCAGACGACCAGTGTGGTGAAGGACAGGAAGAAGAACGGTGTAAAACCAGTCAGCCGCTCGTTGCAGTTCACCGGAAGTGGTACCCCACAAGATGTCATCGCAAACAACGACATCAGGGTGGAAACCACGAGTAGCACCACCAACCGACTTAGCCATAATACGACTGCCGTTGGTGAACTCAAAGTAAGATTTAGCCCAAGGCTTCCCTTGAGGCTTGAGTCCTGTGAGTATGTCAGCAGACTCAATGTTGTTTCGGATGAAGCGCATGTGTTCCAAGGTCTGCTCAAGGCTGTGACTAAACACCATGACATGCGTGTTAGGATTAAACGCCGCCAGCCACAGAGCGTAAGACATGAAGAACACGGACTTACCGTGGTCACGAGATGCCTTGACGCAGTAGTATTTGTTCTCATTCAAACCCTTGAGCCACTGTTCGTGATGGTGTGACAGTTCAAAGTCAAGAATCTCAGTGAAGAAATAAGCGAACGACTTCTTTGACATTTGCGTGTCCATCTCATGAACGAGGTCATTGATGTCAGCCATCAATTACCACCTTGTTGTTGTCGTTCAAGTGCTTCTTGTTCTTGAATGCGCTGAAGGCTTGTGTCAACTACGCCCACAACACCCGGATTCGTGCCCGGATTTGGCATCTCGTCTTCTTCTTCCTCTGTATCTTCGTCTCTATCGGTGACGGCTACCTTATTGCGATTAAGTGCACTGTTCGTAGCATTCGTATTAAATTGAGTACCCCTATTGTTATCCTTGTCGTTTTCAGCACCTGCACCTTCGGCTGGTGGTTGGGTAGGTGGCGGTAACATAAGTTGCGGAGGTACAGGTAAACCGGCGGCGTTGGTAGGTGCCACTGCGCCGGAGTGGTCTACCGGGTCTTCTTCAAACTGGGCAGGCTCAACTCTGACAACATTTCCGGCTCTTTGATTAAACATGTTTTGCTTTTCGGGGTCAAATGCACCTTGGAAGGCCTCTTCCATCTGTGCCATTCGGTCAGCACGGCCTTTGTCTTCTTTACCCCGCTTTATACCAAATGCTTTCGCCCTTGCCATCCTTTCTGCCTGTGCTTCTTTTGCTTGTTGAGCGGCAAGTTCGTCTTCTTGGTTCACTTCTTCAACCCGACGACGCATTGTTGCGGGATTTATACGGTCGTTGACATCGTATCGTCTGTTTTCAAAACGACCCCTTGCGCTCATACGAGCATAATCCCTTTTTGCTTCTTCGTCATAATCAGCACGAGCCTGTCGTTGACGACCTACGCCTACGAGTTTGCTTCTGCCGAGTGCTCCACCGAGTGCTTTGCCTTGGGCTCCGCCGCTTATCATTGCTTGAACGAGGCCACCAAGACTACGATGTTTTCCAGCAAGTGCGCCAAGTACACCGACAGTGCCTCCAGCGAGGCCACCTAATCGTTCTCGCTTCGTTCTACCCACGGCTGGTCCGCCGCTACTACGACCGCCGCCCACCATCATAATAGGCGGACCGCCACTAACCGTGTTGTAATTTGGCTCAATGGCCTTTACAACGAGAACCTTGTCCATCAGAACTCACCTCGTAGGAAGCCATCAAAGTAGCCCATCTTCTTCCGAATCAAATCAATGTCGCTCACGACATCACGGCTGGTACGGATGTCAGGATTCTGTTGCACCATCTCGCCTGTGACTGTGTCAAAGAATCGTTGACGAGGGTCAAGGCTCTGCTGTTGCTGAAACGCTTGTTCAGCAGGCGATGCCATGCGAGTTGCCATAGGTCTTGGCGCAACACCGACCGTGCCGCCAGCCATGGGTGCAGGTGCCGCACGAGGAGCGGGGTCAGGCTCAGGTGCCATACCACCACCCATGCCACCGCCCATACCGCCACCCATACCGCCGCCCATCATAGGCTCTTCTCGCACTGTAGAGCCTTCGGGAGCAAGCATGTGGTTGCCGTGATAAACGCGAGATTGCCAGTGTTCGGGAGCATCGTGTCGCCCAAAGTCAGGCACGGGCGTTTCAAGGTTATGGTCTTCATAACTGGTCGGGATGTCGCCGAAACTGAAACGCTTGTGCTCACTGGCTCCGAGTAACTTGTCAATGATACCTTGCACTTTATCCCTGTACTCATCAGAAACATCGGATTCTGCATCAGAGGCTCGCAGTTGTGTCAAAACACGCTCAAGTGCCTCGTCTTGCGATGCGCCGTCAGCCATCAATTTACCTGCGGCGTTGCTCAAATGCGCTACCATTTGCTTTGCTCTGTTATTGGCAGAACGAGCGAACGGTGTCCTTTCGTCCGTCTTTGCACCTGCGGCATGCTGTGCATGGAGGCGATAAGTTTCATCGTTGTGATGAGACCCAATGTTTCGGAAAATCGTACGAAAACGCTTGGCTACTCCTTCTCCGCTGTCAGAATTTAAGTTATGCGTTCCACCTTGAAAGAGTAACCGAAGCATAGACGACCTTGCGATTTGATTGAGTTCTTCGGGTTTGTGCCCGTGGTCCAACCCCAACTGGTCAAATATGGCCTGCAATTTTTGTCCGTTGAATCCTGCACCTACACCTTTACCGCCAGCACCCATCATCCTGAACGCATCGTTTGGCATCAACTCAGCGAGTTGGTGAGCGTGGACTTCAGGGTGCATTCTTTGGTCTGACATGGACTGACGCTGGTCGCCTGTCAAGTAATGGTCAGGCAACTGACCTGTGTTTTGGTACTTTTCAAAATCTTGGGTTGCAATAGACTGAACAATGCCACCGCTGAGGTCGCCGGGAAGCAAGCGGTTGAACTTTACATACCGTAGATTGTTGACCATTTTTGGGTCAGCACCATAGTTTCTCAGGACTTCGCCCAACTCTCGGTTAAAATGAGTGTACCCGCCATCAATCCAAGTACCCTCTGCTCCGCCGGGGACATTTCCGACATTCAGTGAATAAGTCATGAGTGGGCGTGGTCCGCCTTCGTGAACAGGGTCAGCACCTCTAACGAGTCTTCTGTGAGTATCTGTGTTGTTATCGTAGTACTTTGAAGCATGCACCTTGCGCCACTGTGGGCTATCAAAGTTGGGAAGTGTGTGATTGGACTGTCCTTTTCCATGAGCAACATCGTGCCGACGATTGTAAAGGTCAATGGCTTCCTGCATGACAGTCTGAGCCGACCTTGGGTCAAGTCCGAAGTCTCGCATCATTTCACGGTGCATCCAATCAATGGGATGAAGGCCACCTTCCAGTAGTTCACCCGTCTTAGGGTGATGATTGAATGGCGGATGGTCGTGTTCTTCGTGGTCATCACTGAGTCCGGCAGGCGTCGGAGCCCAACCGTGTGCAAGTTCACCATCAAAAGTAAGCCCTGCGGACTTCAAAAGAGGCTTGTTGAGAGCCTTAAGAAAATGATTCGTCCCGAAAAACGGAGTCTGCTTGAGTAGATAACTGGTCGCAGGCAGGTGAACTTTCCACATCAACCAACCCTCCCGCTACCGGGGGCGGCAAACAGAGTTGATGGTGCGCCCCAGTTCTTGGGGTCGTTCTCCAAGTCTTCTGTTGCACCTTCGTTTCTCGTGGTACTGTCCTGCCCTTCACGATGACCTGCCTTTCCTTTCTCACCGGGACCGCTGGAGACTGCTCCTTTCTTGCTTTTGTCTTTGCGTTCCAAAGCATCCTTGAGGTCTCGCATGAGTCTTCGCATCTGCGTGAACTGCATGTAGTTCATTTTCTTTCGCACTTCTTCCATGTCGGAACGAATACCTTCTATGGATTTAGCGAAACCTTTGCCTCTTTCTCGGATTGCCTGTGGCTCCTTTATTTGACCCGAGCCGCCCACCTTGGGAACGCGTGGGTTGTAATCGGTTTCTGCACCAATACCGTGCCCTGTGGGGATTTGCGGAACATTCCCCATGAGTTTTCGTCGTGCTTGGGTCGCCTGTTGCTGTCCATACTTCTGTGCGTCCAATCGCAGAGGCTGTTTGGTCTCAACACCCAAGTGCGTTCGGTGAACAGCCAATGGGGCTCGGTCCAGTCCCTGCTTCTTGCCGGGACTGACGGTTCGTGATTGTTGCTTTGAACGACGAGAGGTAGCAGTTTCAATACGAGCACCACCCGGTTGAATCTCAAACTGAGGCTGTCGCCATGACTTGTCCTTGCTTCGCCCTGCTTCGTCCAACTTGGACTTCATCAACGAGGACCAAGCGTCGTTCATTGGCTCGCTTCTATGAATATCTTGAAAAGTAGGGTGAAATCCCGCATCGCTTACAGCACTACCTTGTGCGTTAAGGTCATTTTCAACCAATCGGTAATTGTACTCATTGAGTATCTCTTCGTCATATTCAAGAATACCTTCAAGCATCCTTTGTACTTGTGTGTCCAAAACACCATTATCCATTGTTGCATATGGCCTTGGGGTGTCGGGATTCATCACTTCGGGCCTTACTTCTTCGTCAAAATACCGCTGAGTGTCTTCATCCGAGCCATCTCCAACATCGTGTACATGGGGGTCTTGCTTTAGCAAACTACTCCAAGCATCCTCCATCGGCTCACCCGTAGCGAGCATACCGCCGGGTGCTGGCATTGTACCAGTAGCGGCACCAAGACTGAGATTGCCCATGTCAGGCATACCCGTCATGGCACCGAACTGTTGACCCTCGTTGAACTGGTCGTCCATCTCAAGTGGCTCTTCTTCTTCCTCGTTCATCATCGGAGGCATCATCGGAGGTTCGGGCTTGGGTGTAGTAATCTGTAAGTGAGGAAGTTCTTCACTCATCACAGGCTTTTCTTTTTCTGCCTGCTTTTGGTCACGAACCTGCTCCATCTCCTCAGGGTCGCCATAGCCATGCTTGTAGTCGTCATCGTCCTTGGAATAACCAAGGTTGGACTCACTACGAGGCGAGTACATGCGAGTGTCGGAACCTGTAGCCATTGGCACTCATCTCACCTCACAATATGTCAAGGATGTCGTCATCCACTGTTCCGTCTGCGTTGGCGAGTAGGCTGGCCTTGACTCGCTTCCAAACATCGGGACTCTCTTTGCCTAATTCAACTTTGAGGACATTGATGGTATTATTGGCGACATTGGTCGTTGGTTCGGCCCACTTCTCTTGGTAAGCACTGAGGTCTTTCAGCGTCTCTCTAACTTCCTTGTGAAGTCGTACCATGTCGCTGATAACGCCATCATCGTGGATATTGGTTTCTAACATGTACTGAGCCAGTTTACCATTGAGTCCTTGGACATTGTTTCGCAGGATGTCAACTTCTTCGCCGACTTTGATAGCGACCACTGCCGCCGAACTCTTCTTGACAAGCGGTTGAAAGTGATGCTTCATGTGTCGGTATACCGAATCTTCACTGCATTCTAACTCATCAGCGATACTCTCACTGGTACGGTCGCCTTCAAAGTAAGCAACTTCCAATGCACTGCGATGGTCACTGGTGCAAACTGCACAGGAATGGTTCGCAGTGCTGTGGTATTCACCAACATGGTTTTTCATATGACGCTCCGCAGTATTGGTTCGCCAACCCATATCCTTGTCCATCACTTGAGGGTTAGCGATACCGTCAATGATACTCTGTTCCAAGGCATCTCGGTCAGGATGTTGACAAAAAGGACAACTTCGCTTTGTCTGACGAACCCCTCCCATACCATATCGCAGGAGGCTGACATGAATAACCTTTTTGAACAAAGTGCCCTACGAACACTGATGAAACTTCCTCGTATCAAGCCCAAAATCATGGGTGTTCCTGTGTCTATAGAGACTGTGAGAAACTTGTCAAGAGCAGGAAGAGACATTGCTATGATGAGATATGTTCCTGATGATGTTAAGCAGATTCGGCTTGACATTTGTAAAGGATGCCCCAGTTGGAAAAACTACCGCTGTACCGAATGCGGCTGTCAAATGAGGGTCAAGGTCAGCCTAACATCAAGCGAGTGCCCCCTCAAGAAATGGGGCAGGCATGTCCCGTCGTTAAATCTCGGAGATGCGGGAATAGATACCAGTGAGCATGAAAAACGCTCCAAACAGTCCTAACACAAGATAAGCCATGCTGTTGCTGTCCATTTTACTACTGGAAGTTAGCAACAACATAGACAGCGTGACAATAATAGTCAAGAGTTGAACCATTATCATGTCAACGATGACACTCTTTCTTGGAGCAAAAATCTCCATCGCTGTGTTGGATAAGCCCGTAAATCCGTAATCTCTCATCATGTTATCACCGTGTCCCCATCATTCTGCCCATAAAACTACCAGCGGCAGAGCCCGCTTTGTCCATGAATCCGTCATTTGCCAAAGCCGCGTTCAAAGCCCCTCCCATCATGGACTGCTGTGCAAATGCCGCAATCTGCTGTTGTTGCATTTCTGCCTGTTGAATACTTTGTTGACTGGCCATTTGCAGTGAACTAAATTGATTTTTGACATTCTCGGCACTCATGGTTTGAAGATTGTCAGGAAGTGAAGTGACATCCATTTTCATTTTACCTTCCTTTTCGTCAATGATGAACTCAGCGTTTTTGAGAACTTCCAACACTGAAAAACTCACGAGGTCGTTGAACATCTGCAAGAAAGTTGCCATCTGTGCTCCAACGACAAAACGGTCAATGGGTGCAAGTGTACGCATCATGGCCAGTTGAATCTCCATTTCGCTGGGAGGTGCCATTGGTTGTTGCATCATACCTTGTTGCATACCTGCTCCTCCCATCATGCCGCCCATAAACGCGTTGTTTTGGGCTTGTTGCATCATGCCATTTTGCTGTGCAAATGGGTTCATTTGAGAGTTCATAGGAGGAGCGTTAGATTGCGCTCCAAGGTTAAGTGCACCGTTTTGTTGTTGTCCATTGTTGCCAAATAACATTTTCTCACCTCACTGTGTAAATAGCCCTTGCTCTGTTTGTGGGAGGGCACCTTGATTCATAACACCATTGGTCACCTCTTGGGGTAAATTTTGAGCCACGCTGGGTGGCGGGTGTTGCATAATACCGAGATTACCGATAGCATCGGAAAGAGTCGGCGTCATGTTGGTCATTTCCTGTTGAAACAATCTTAGGTCAAAGACAATCATAGTCACATCGTTGATGCCGGTTTCCGGGTTTTTGTAGTGAAGGAGGTTAATACCGTTGTAAGCCTTGGAGTCTTTTTCCAACTGCATAAAGAACGGCTCATACTTCTTGAGGAGTTCAGGAGTATTGTCTTTCTTTCGGACTATGGATATTGGCACTGCTACTGTAGAAACCCCTTTCTTAACCATTTCTCGCATACCTGTTTTGGTCTTGTTGTGGTCTTTGTCAGCCTCGGATTCCCACTTGCACAACAAATGATACAAGTGAAGATGTTCAGGGCAGTAGGTACCCTTCATTTTGCGACCGTTCGTAACTTGTTCCCGTGCCACAAACGGCTCCGGCGTACCTGTTACTGGATTTTGCCAATACATTTCCCACAAACTCTTACCGCTTTCCTCATCGGTAATTTTAGCGTACAAGTTGTCGTACTTGATGAGTTCTTCGCAGTCGCACCCGTCAATGACGCATAGGTTGCTTTGACGATTGTAGCGATATTTCCGTCCCCAAACCCAGCGGAGAGGGTTAAACAAACTTCGCTTTGTAGGAGTTAGCAACTTACGAGCCTGCTTGATGTCCTGTTTGCGAGCCTTTCTTGGGTCAGGATGACGACTTGGGTAGAAGTTCACTTTAGGTACCTCAATGTTCTGCTTGGCTATTTCTTGCATACCTTGCTGTGCGGCTTGCATTTCCATCAACTGTTCATGACTTGCGTTCCCTTGCTGGCCCAAGGCCACCAAATGAGACTGACTCATGTTTGCCAAATTGGCGTCACTCTGCGGTACTCCATATCCTCGTAATCTCATCATTTTCTTCACCTTAACTTAACAAATCCAACATTGTATTTTCTACATTCCAACCAATTTTCGTAGCCATCATTCCCCTCTTCGTAGGAACACCCGCTTTTTGGAGGCGTACGAGGTCTTCTCGGAACGGGTCAAACATTCTGTGTTCACCAAGGCGTTGCTGTTGCCACAGTATGTTTGCTTGCTCATCCCACCATTCATCCGCTTTGTTTGCCACCAACATAACCATTTTCGGAACATATCTCTTACCTTTCCAGCGACTTTTCAAATTACGATAGCGATACTGCCTATGAACGATTGCATCTACAAGAAATTTAAATCCTCCTACGGCTTGCACAGCAGGGTCTCCTCCTTGTGTACAGCGATGGTCAAACAAAAATATGATGGCCTCTACTTGTCTCGCTACCATGTCGTCCGTCCAAAGATTCCAAAAGCGTTCTTCTCCAGCAATGTCAGAGGAATATACCACACGCTTGTCGCCTTTCCAAGAAACACGCTTCCGAGTCGCACCGGGAAGTAAAAAGCGATTGAAACCGGGTACTTTGAAGTGCTTGGTACGCTCGTCAAGTGGAATGTCCTCCATCTCTCCGGGCGTTGTCATGTAGCGGTCAAGCGTAGTTTTACCAACCATTGTCGGACCGTATACGCCTACTCGCCTTGGTTTCCAGTAGTGGTACAACTCTTTGGCGAACACCACGCCGCCAACAAGTGCGCTACCTCCCAGTGACATCAGTCTCTCCCCGAAAAAATAGCGTTTGACCAACTCTGCAACTTACCTTTGAGCCAATCACCTGAAGATTCCCACAGATTCCAATCAGTGTAAAATTCAAAAGCACTGACAACAAATGCAGTTGTCGTTGAAAATATCACCACTTTCAACCAACCCCAGCCGCGTTCGTAAGCAACATCCACCGTGTTGGCGATGTGCATGCTACGAAGGGTTTCCTCCACAGCGTCGTCGCTGGGGGTCTTGAAAATGCGACCCATGTGGCATCACTTGTCCTTTTTCTTGAATGTCCCGTCAGCGTTTCGCTGAGGTTCCTTGCCATCGTCAAAGTCAAATCCGAGAGAAAGAGGTGCAGAGGTCTTAGCAGGTACGAAGTCAACAGTACCGGTACCAGCACCCTTCATGCGTTGCTCAATCCAAGGTGGTGTTTTACCGGGGTTATGTTCCATCCAGTTAAGTTCGGACTCCAATTGTGCCTCTTGCATGCGGATTTCCATGTCTTGTCGGCGTCGGTCAAATGACATTTCCATGCTACGGTAGCGTGTACGGCGTTGCTTTTCCTGAGAAGCAATCCTTGCCCGTTCGTCCATACCTTGCTGGAAGAACATTTTGAACAAGTAGTAGGCTACACCTTGTACTGCAAATGCGGCCATAGCGTAAGTGATTCCGTTGACTGTCGGGTCATCCAATTTAAGCCAGTAACCTGCATCAAAAACAGCAATGGCTATCCCTATTGACACGGCTTGGGTGAGAATCAAACCCATCAATCTTATCTCTGCTTGGTCAGCGTCTCTCATTGGCTCTCTACCGCTCTGCACAACAATCCCTCTCGGTGTTCGCACCACTGTTGTACTCATAAAGGTATCACAAAAATATGAAAGGAGGGCCGAAGAGGGAGAGAGTGCCCCTCCGACCCGGTCACTGCGAAGCAGTCATCACTCTTCTTTCTTTTCAGAGTCAAGTTTTTCCCGCTTGCCGTCCTTTGAGGGACCGGGGCCTGCTTTAGAGCCGATAACAATGACCATACCGTGGGCTGGTTTCTTGCTTTTTTTGTCATCTGCCTTTTTCTTGTCATCGCACTTACAGTTTTTACCACATTTAGGGCACTCTGCTTTATTCATACTACAGTGCATTTTACCGATGCAGTCTTCTTTATCGCACTCGGAGCACTTTGCTTTGTACATCATTTCTTCTACTTGCTTTCTGATTTCTTCACCTGTGTTATTCACAAACATATTCTCACCTTTCGTTGTTCCAAATCCACCGAACTCTTGCTGTGCTTCAAAGCCAGTGGCCCTTGGGTCGCTACGATAAGCGTCCGGGTTCCATATCTGACGGTCAGCAACAGTGTTGCCCTGTACATTGGAAATATCATTGATGCCGAGTCCTCCTGACCCGAATCCTTGGGTTTGGCCTTGCATACCAAAGCCGCTATCTTGGTCGTTGTCTTGTCCAAGTAGTGATTGTGCGCCGTAAGCACCCATGAGCGTAGCGGCAACGGGGCCTAACTGCTCTTCTGCTTGTCCGAGTGCTTGGAAACCACGACCAAGTGTACGGTTGAATCTGCTGTCGCCAACTCTCCGTAGACCTGTGGCACCTGCATCAAAGCCTCGCCCCGCTGATTGTCGCGCCGCACCAAAAGGCGTCATGGTGGAATCAATGTAGCCTTCGGGCGTCACCTTACTACGCAAACCGGGGTACAGCATGTCCTGCTGACGAGCAACGGCCTCTGCGGTATCGCTACCAACTCGGCTGGCCGCTCTCGCTCTGTTCGCTTGCCGACCTGCTCTGACTGCCTGTGCTCCTCTCCCTGCCCCACTGACATAAGCCAAAGGATTCAAACCCTGTAATGCACCAGTAGCGAATCCAAGTGCCCGTTGACCGCCTGTAGCATCTTCAATTTCTTTTTCTGCAAGTAGACCACCTGTAAAAGGGTCTTGGAAAGTAGCACCGCCATGAAAGCCGGGGTCAAGTTTTCCTGTCTCGGGATTGAAAACCCTACCCCCTGCGCCTGTGAATCCACCCAATAAACCGAAAGCGGCGGGAACGGCCAAAGGTAAAATCTTCTCAACCTTGTCAGGGTCACCTTTCACGACCGACCAAGCGTGGTCAATCGGTAAAGAAGACTCCGACATGTATGCTGGCAGGCCTTTTATCGTGATAAGCCTGTTGGAGATACGAATAATGCTCAGAAGCCTCAATCAGCAGACACAGAGCCTCGTCGCTACCGTCCTGCAACTCTTGGATTTTCTGCAAATTCCACTTGCTGACCTTTAGAATCTCAACAAACAGGTCGTCCCAAATGCGTTGCAAGTCGTTCTCCTCTATCTGACCAGCACGACATCCGACTTAAGTGTGCCTCGCTCTTTAAAGTGGCGGGCTCTATTGGCGTGAGGGTCTTCGGCTACCAGCGTGTGGTCCTTCGTGTGGCTCATGTCAGGTCCACCCTTGCCGTCAATGCCACGGTGTCGGCGCTCTCGTCGGAGTTCACTGCGATACTTGACACGCTCCGGTGTAGACTCGTACTTCTTGTCGTACTCCAACTTGTGCCGCTTGGCTTCGGGGCTGATAGGGTTCTTGAGGACAAGAACCGATTTGACAATTGTCGGCTTCCCACCAACACCCTGCTTCTTGCTACGCTTACGCTTAGTCGCCGCACGCTTCTGCCCTTCGCTCATGGAGCCACTGGTCTTAGGAGTCTTGCTGGACACCTTAACTGATGGGCGACACTTGGGGTAGCCTTTGCTACCTTTCTTGGCCTTGCTCCTTCCGCACGGCGGGTGCTTACCGTCCTTGTCCTTGCGTGATACATCCACCCACTTCTCCTTGAACCAACGATTCAAGTCCTTAACGACGAGTGTATCGTGGCAAGTACAAGTGGACATCTATTCAGCCTCTTTTCTCTTGATTCTGCTGAGATGTTTTGTCATCATCTATAGGACCGCCTGCGGCCCAAGTGTAGCATGTTCTGTCCTTGTGACACTTGAAATCATGCATCCAACAATAACCTAAGTCACCTTCTAACGGCATACATTCTTTCATACGAGGACTAATGTCAAAAGCAATACAGTTACTACAATTTGACTCTTTGGCCACTTCGGGTGTAGTGTTCCAATGCTTTGCCGCATCAACCCAGTAACCTTCATCTGTTAAGTTCAAAGGTCCGTACTTTATATGCTCGGACTTAATAGCAGTGTTTCTATTCTTCGTATTCAACTTCAAGTCTCTTGTAGCCATAGGGCAAGTTGACCTCTGCTTGATAATGGCCCAAGCCTGTTCCATTAGTAGCATATTCATTTCTTCTTCCCCTTTTTGCCTTTGAACTTACCTTTGCAGTATTGCACGGCCCATCCATTGGCGTAGGCTGAGGGATACACCTTGAACTTACGCTTCGCCGCCGCTTTACCAGCGGGGCACAGTTTCTTTTCTAAGAAGTCAAACGCACTGCCTATGCCGACGCAATGTCCGCACTCGCAACCTTTAGCCACATCTCTTTCCGGCTCGTGTGTGTAAATGTCTCCGTCTTCATGAATGAATACTTTACCACTTCGCACCATACTGTCAAGAGTTGATTTCAAATCCTGCTCATCTGATATAACCTTTCTAAGGTTCTTCATACCAAGAGCACCGCCTTCTTTCTCAATCTCACGCAAAATAATCTGCTCTGTGCTGTCTGCTGACTTCTTCAACAAAGTCCATGCAGTTTCAAGCGAAGTCATGCTCGCTCACTCCTTGCGTCTATCAAATCTTGAAGAGTAGGCCCTCTGTACGGGCGACCCATGGTGCTTTCGCCCGAATCGGGGTCACTGACATAAAAGGAAGAAGGCATTCCTATCCCTCGTTCCTTTTCTGTTTTATAAGGCAGGTATTGATGAGGTAACCTGTGTTCGGGAGCCATATCCGATATAGAATGAGCACTTTGTCTAAACATACCCGGTGCGAAAGGAGCGTACTCGCCAGTCAACCCAGCAGGAACAACGCCCACCCGCTCCAAAGCCTCGTTGACATCTCTCAATTCTTCTTCTTCGTACACCGAAGAATAGCCGCCCTTGTCAAACCCTTCATCTGTTCTATGTTTCGGAACAGCAGGCAAGAACCCGTGCTTCTCTGCAAAAGCAAAGTTTTCCCGCTTTAAAAGAAGCCACGCTTGGTCCATTGGGTTCAACAGTTCCACCTCTTGAGTGATGCTCCCTTGGGGGTGAGTTTGCCTTTCTTGCTGGTCGGACCTTTGACACCCGACATGCGAGCGCAAAACGATTTACGACGCTTGGCAGATTTACTACCGGGTTTCAACTTACTTGGCTTTTTGGTGACGGGTGGCTTGAGGTTTGCACCCGTCTTACGCTTAGCGGCGGCACGACCTTTGGCGTTCAGCCCGCCTTTCTTGTTATGCTTGTTAGGGTTGTAGCCATGGAATGGCTTGGACTTTTTTTTGGCTTTGAGAACAGCAAGGCTGAGTTCCATCGGACTGCAACAATCACAGAACGAGACATCAGACCAATCAGTCTTACCGACGACATCCGCCTCGGTCAACCAGTCTATAGCGTCCGCCATGTGGTTTGTGACAGCAATTCTCTACATCAAGGTTTCTTCAACAGTCGCCAAGCCATGTTCATCGGCTCACCGGTTATGATGCGGTCGTCTGTAATGTCGTACTGATAGTCGGGGCTATTTTCAGGTAGAACGAAATCGTTCGTACCTTGGTCATAAAAGCGGTCCCGAGCAAGTTGATGCGCCTTTGGCAAAATTGGTTGAGGAGAGTAGCCTTGCCTCCCGTGCATGGCTTCTCTCGTTGCCTGCTCAAGAACATGGGCTGGCATCTCGGTTTGAAACTCTGAGCCGCGTCCCTGCTGTGCATCAAGTGCGTGACCAACTTCATGCGCCATGACGGGAGCGAGACGATTCGTAAAGCGACCGACCGTTTTTTCTCCGAAGTCTTGGTCTGCTGGGGCCAACATACCTTGGTCGTCAGTACGAAACATGGCCGAATCGCCGTGAAACTTGAGGCCGTAAGGTGTCAAAGCCACCATTTGATTCGTGTCTCCTTGTTCATCAGGAGCCGTATAGCCTTGCCACGCAGGGGTCAGCGAAGGCCCAGTAGGTAAATCACGAATGTCGTACATGAGTTTGCGGTCGGCTTTGAGCATTTTGTTCGCTTCATCTCGTGACCTTGCCATTTCTCTCCACGCTTCGGGAAGGTTGGAGTAGTCTTTCTCTTGAGGTATGAGTGACTGCGGCACGGTCTGTTCAGGCTCTTCGGGTTCCTGTTGCATCTCGGCAGGTACTTGGCGCTCCAAGAAATCAAACCGCTCCGGTAAGTCTTCATGAATATCCGTATTATCGTATGCACTTTCCAAACTCGTGGTAGGCGTGACCTTGATGGTCTGCCGTCTGCGGTCACTTAACGGGCGATGTCCGACTGTCGCCAAGACCAGTTTACCGGTTTTCTTGTCCAGCACAAAGTGCGGCGTCATGACCGTACCAAGTCCCATCTGCTTTTCACTTGAATCAACTTTCGGCATGTCGGTTGTGAATGCGTTAAACGCTACACTGGGTTGGTTGTGAGGCAAATCTGAATTTTGGTCACCGGGTGGCAACTTTTGGCCCATTACCTCTTTCAATTCAGGGTGATTCTCAATCAGGTCGTTCGCCATCATCGCCATGATGGCTTCAATGGTAAAGCCATACTGACCCAACCCTCTCCGTTGAAACTGATGAGGAAGGTCTTGGTCGGGGTGATACCGGTCCCGTTTGCGGTCAAGGTAGTGTTGAGTGGGTCGCACACTCACATGCTCCATACCGCCTTCTTCTATAGCGCGAATCATGCGGTCAGGGAGTGTCTTGTAGTAATCAGGAGTGAGGTCGCCGTAGAAATCAAAATCTTTGAGCAGAATCCAAGCCTGCTCAAACGGTGCGACCATAGTTGACCCATGCTACGCTACATGAAAAGCGTTGAGGTGGCTGGCAAATACCGTGAATTACTCGTCCATGGTAAATGATTTACACATCTCGCAATACCAAGCGATGCCGCGAAATACTCCTTGCAATTTCAAATACACCCGCCTTGTCGGATGGTGATGGCAATGTTCGCAACGCTTACTCTTCTTCTTTCCAGCCAAAGTAAACACCTTGCTCCATTCCTCTTAGCGCACGGAAGCGCATGGTATGGTTGAACGACTTGAGTGCTCTAACATCGTGTTCCAAGTCGCGTAAGCGTTCCCTTACCATCTTAGCGTAGACGGTTAAGACGAACAAAGCGCCGATAAACACGATGTCCCATACCATGAATCCCCGATTGGGGCTCAATACTTGAAGTTTGGTGTACCAAATCAAGCGGCTCGGTCAATTTGGTTCTGCTGAGTAGAGCCGTCTGAACGACCTCGCTGACCCGCAAATTGCATCAGACGCTGACGAATGGCTTGAGATTCATCTTCGCCGGGGTCTTGGAACATAGCCATGGTCTCTTCGTCCATAGGTACATTGAGGTCAGGCTTCTCGCCTTGTCGCACACGCTCAAGGTTTTCTCGGTAGCGGTTGCTCATTTGTCGCATCGGACGCTCTTTGCTCTCTTTGGGTTCGGTTGGCTCCCTTACGGTTTGGTCTTCAAAGGTACCGCCAGCGGCTGTAGCCATACCGGAGAGAATGTCAGCGATTTTTTCTTGCTGAGTTGGCCTGCGTTGCTCTTGAGGGTCGTCTACAAACTCACGGCTTGCACCACCGAGGCGTGCACCTGCACCCACACCTTCAACATTTTGAAGCGTGGTGGCTCGTCGTCGGCGACCACCTTGCCTCAATCGCTTTCCTTCGTCGTCCACGCCACGCAATGGTAAGTTCATACCTGCACCGGAACCGCCACGGATGTTGGTTCGTCCGCCACGCTGTCCACCGGTCAATTGACGACCAGCCGTTTGCTCCATACCTTCACGAGCCAGTCGTTGTTCCCTTGGAGAAAAGAATGATTCTTCGGGCATAAGTTCGTACCCCGGAACACGAGCCATACTGGTACCGCCACTGCCAGCCATTTCACCTACAGTGCCTCTTGGAGTGTGAGCAATCATCGTCTCAGTCATTTCTTGCAGAGGCGACAAGTCTCGCTGAACTCGGCGGTCGGTAGCAGGAAGTGCTTCGGGCGCAAATTCTTCGCCGGGGCGCATGTCGCCAGCCTCAGAAGGCATGTCCACCTTCCGAGAAGGTGTTACCATTTGGTCTCCTTCATACTCAGCGGGCATGGTTCGTCGCATGTGCATAACATCACCAAGGCCTTCTTCCCCGGCTTCGGCTCTGCGCCGTGCAAGCATCTGCAAAACAGCAGGAGGAAGCGTTCCCGTGTAGCCCTGTTGACCGGGGATGGCTTTCAGTAAATTCCAAGCGTGCATAAATGCGCTCATGCACTGGGGATAGCGTCATTGGTTAAAGACATACTGATGCGCTCGGCCAGTCGTTCGGCCAACCCAAGTCGCTTTTCGTCAACACCAGTGTGAAAGCCCCATGCGTGCAGGTGCCTGACGAGCGTGGTGGTGTTGATGTTGGCTCCACTGCCCTCGGCAAAAGGACAACCGCCGAGCCCACCGATGCTGGAATCAAACTGGCGTATGCCATTAAGTAAGCCACTTCTTACTAAGGCCACTGCTCGGCCTTCGTCGTCTTTATGGTGCAAGTGAAGCGCCGCTTTGATGCCCTCGTTCTTCGCCAGTTCGGCCAGTTCAGCGACTTCTTTCGCCGTCCCGACGCCCACGGTATCGGAAAACACAACAGTGTGGCCGAACATCTTGGCATCTCGGATGCACGAAATAAGTGTGGAAATTGAAGGCATTCCGCTGTAAGGCGAACCGAAAGCCATGCTGATGTAGACTCGGACATTTTTCTTGGGCACCTTGTCCATGAAGGTCTTGTACATCAGCACAATCTCACTGCGGGTCTTGCCCATGTTCTTCATGTTGAAAGTCTCGCAGGGTGAAAATACAATGTTGAACTTTTCTACACCAGCGGCTACGCCCCTGTCGTAGCCACGCTTGTTCATCACCAATGCACTGCCACGGTCAAACACCTGCTCAGCGTCTGCCATTTGCGGCACAAGGCGAGGGTGAGCAAAACTCACTTCCTCAATGTCAGCAAGCCCGCTGTCGTACAGAAGGCTGATGAGTTCCCGTTTTGTCTCGGTAGGTACGAAGGGCTTGATGTACTGGAGTCCATCACGAGGGCCAACCTCGTAGATGGAGATGTTCACTGGATTCCTCTCCGCATGCCGTTGAAGCAGGCTTGGTGAAAAGCCTCCTCGTCTTCAATGTAAATCACGGTGTCCATGGGGTCGGGCGTTGCCAGCCAAATGGTCACAAACCCTGCGATAAATGAGAGGATGAAGAGTGTCGGCAACAGCATGTGCAGACCGAGCGCGGTGTAGAAATTAAACTTGTCGGCCAACGCCTTCATGGCAAGTAGCCCAAGTCACTAAAAGGCGACGGGGGATAAAGTCGCCTTAACTCTTCATCAGTCGGGTCGCGACCTTCGTCCCGAGTAAACTGGTTAATTCTACCTTGAGGTGTGTTTCGTCCTGCTGACACGCGGATGGGGTAAGACGGCCTTGGTTGTCTTGAAATGCCCATGGGTTGGGACAATTCATCCTTATCTTGGTGGGGGTTTACAAAGCCACCTTCCAAATAGGTTGGCGCTTCTTGAATGCGGTCTTCTGCATTGTATTCGGGCATAGACACAGGTCGGCCTCGGTATGGCAACGAGCGGAGATTAACTGGCCCGCCCATAAAACTACGCTCACGGCCTGAGTTTTCCGAAGGGTCCATGAGTCTCTGCATTGTTCTCATACGCTCTCGTGAGTCTTGTGTTGGGAACGGGCTTACTCCGGCGATATTCTGCGGCTTTCGTAGAGCCATTGAGTAGGCATTGGGGTCAATGGTTCCGAGATTAGACACTGGTCGTTGGAGTCCATGGGCTTCGGCAAGGTCAGGGTGAGTGTCATAGTCACGGTATTGACTGTACGCCTGCATGCGGGGGTCTGATTTGAGAAGCGACCAAGCCTGTTCCAGTGGCGTCATCATGGTATCATCTCGTGGTGTAGACTCAGCCGAGTAGTGCCATCAACTCTTCATCGGTTGGCTGTCTTGCATTATCATAGTAGAAGCGGTCAATACTTGCTTGAGGTGAACTTGATGGTGGTTGGCTGAGCGCAAACCCACGCTCTTCCGGCCTACTCATTCTACTTATCTTCGGCCCTTCAAAACCCCCTACCAAATCAGTGCGTGGGATGGATGGGTCCTCAGCATAAGCGGTGCTTCGGTAATTGGGCTTTCCTGTTAAATTGATTGGCGAAAGGCTATCAAATTTGCTCTCATAACCTAAATTCTTTGTCGGGTCCATGAGACTTTGCATTACCGCATGGCGTTGAGCAGGGGTAAGGTACTGCGATAGTGCCATTGAGTAGGCATTGGGGTCAACGGTCCCGAGGTTTCCGACTCTACCTTCCAAATCATGGTGCTCTGCAAGGTCGGGATGCCTTCTTCCAAACCTCGTCCTCGCCGTGTGCGCTTGCATGCGAGGGTCAGACTTGAGCACGCTCCAAGCGATGTCAATAGGCCGACCCATGACTATCGGAGGCGGGCTTAGGTAAAAAAGCCAGTGGTCTCTTTGTGATACCAAAACTTTTGTCACAATTTTTTTTGTGGAGCGCCGTGTGGGGTTAAAGGAGGCTAAACTCCCGTCTAAACTCCATCTCTCCGTCTAAACTGGGGCGTCTAAACTGGCCGTCTAAACCGCAGTAGCCCGTTCTATAGACCGTGGCACGGCGTCGTCTAAACTGCCTCGTGTCATGCGTACGCCTATAGGTGGTAGCGAGCCCGCTCCCGTTTGCGTAAGCCACCCGTCCCTCTCGTATGCGGGCGGGCCTGCTGGTTTTGCGTGGGCTACCCCTGCCAGTACCAGCCGTCCCGCTGGTGTGCGGGTAGGTTGGGCGTGGGGAGGAGTCCCTCAACCCACAC